GACCCTTGTGAGGTCCATGATGCGTTATTGGACCCACGTCTTTTACGTGTAAAGCGACGCCTACGTCCGAAGGCGCGCTTCTTAAAGGTTCTTCTAGAACGTTTTTTATAAGCCATAGGATGTTATTCCGTCCGGGTTCGATAAGTATTACCAAGAGAACCCGGGTATTTATAGGAACGTTAATCGGGCTACGCCCTCTCGCTCCGCACGCCAACCCCATGGGCCTTCGGCCCAGGGACACCCCCCCACGTACCGCCTATATTCATAAACTCAGTATATAATTGGAAACTTCAAACTTTATTAATTCTATGCGTCTTAATAACGCTGGTAACTGAACATGACGTGTGATGACGTCATCAGTATTCTGGTTTACATGGAAGACTTTTTCAACGAAAATATCTTCGGGATGAAAATTACTTGTAATTATAAAATTATTTGCGTGTAAAGGGAGCATACCCCCTTTACTTTCTACCAAACACCTATACCTATCAAACCACCGCAGCAGGTGGTTGATGTCTATACCACCGGGACCAAAATCATCTATGATGACTTCTTCCTCCAGAAGGTACCCGTTCCACCACTTTGTTCTTGGATCTTTGATATAAGCTTCCGGCCATTCTGTATGTGCTTGTCTTGACTTACCTGTAGCTGGCAATCCGTAGAACCATCTAACTCTAATGTTAGGTCTATCAATGGCGGGCTGGAGCGAGTACCAGTTTCGTAACATTTCAGATCCATGGAAGTAGTAGGTTCCTCGTCTTTCAGAAGCGAATTTAACCATTCCACTTCTTCTGGCTTCCATTCGAAGCTCAAACTCCTGGGCAATTTCATCTCTAGAGGATCTGCCTGAGCTAGCTCCGGTTTCTCCCAGTTCACCTTGTTCAACAAAGAGTCCACCTTTTCTGCAATAGTCTCTGTTTTGCTTTGGAGTACCACGAGCGATTTCCACATGGCATCGAGCGTGCAGTCGATCCTTGCAAGCCGCGAAGCTATGAGACTCTCTCCAGGTAACAAATCCCTGGAGGTGAGGAGTTCCTGATTCGCCAACCTCGCGGCCAACGATTGCATATTTTGCGAAATCTTGGCAAGATCTCCAGATAGCTGTGTATTCGTCATCGGTGTAGTTATTGAGAGTAAAGCAATACCTTTTGCAATTAACCATTTAATTGTGACCTCGGGGGCCTTTTATTTATAGGGGTGAAGTGAAGGCGCAACACGGGTAATACTAGGCCGTGTTGCGAAAGTCAATGGTATGGAGAATTACATTTAAACCCTACTCTAAGTTGGCGGGAGCGTACTAATTACGCTGCCGCGCTAATATCTGCGCTAAACGACAGATTGTGATACTTTAATGAATTAACTGTGACATTTGTGGCGGCATTGACGTTGACGGCATGCACCACAAAACAAAACTGGGCCCCATTTGCTGTAAAAGTCGCCTGATCAATCTTCCTTGGCTTTACTCTATGTTCATACGTTATTGTCTTGTTCTGGTAATCGATGACTCCAGTTCGCTTCCCTAATACGGTACCAAAACTCTCGTTCACATCAGCGTTACCTGACGGATCAAATCCCAATGCCTCTGCAACCGGGAATATGGTAGCGGAAGCGACGGGTCTTTTCATCTTAAACATAAGATATATGTTAACAGCAATAGAATCTGTTACTGCGTCAGCGACGCTAACTGTTATCCCAACCTTACCACCTCTGAGAGTTATGTCTCCCAAGAAGGTTGGGGTAAGGGATCCTAGGTCTAGCAACTCTAGACCACCTGTTACAGTCCAGAAGGGATTCGCACTAGTAGCACCAAATTCAGGATGGTTCACATCCAAGGTACCAAACCCTGGTGTGGTTCCTGTAGTGAATGTTGTCACGACAGCCTGTACTGATCTGTAATGGGATTTAGCAAGAGTATCATTCCATAACTTGGATCTCCATTTACGGAGGCCCATCTTACGGCCCTTGAAGGATATACCCCTTGCGGTAGTGGACCCTTGTGAGGTCCATGATGCGTTATTGGACCCACGTCTTTTACGTGTAAAGCGACGCCT